ATATAACGAGCCTGTCTACCCTTGTATTGTCTGGCATTGTAACTCTGTAGAGTGGAGATGTCAAAATCTCTAGTTTAAAAAGGGGCAACCCATCATAAACTCAAGTGTGGCTTACATGTGTCTTGCCGATACAAAAAGAGCTTCCCAAGCCAAACTACGACTTGAAAAGCCCCATAAAATCAAGGTTTTTTGCACCTATCTTAGAATTTACCTTCTTTTGCTGCTTCTTCAACAGAAACAGGAAACCTTGATTTTAAGCCATTTCTTCCAGCAAAATGTAGGAATAATCAAGAAATAAACGACATTTCTACACTTTTTTATACACCGTTTCACCCTGTATTACATTATTCGCTTTATCAAGGATATTCTCCCCCCTTGAATCCTGAAGGGTATCGAGAAACGAATATCTCGAAGGGTAGTCTTTAAATGCGGTCCCTACAATTTTTGTACCGTCCGCTTTATGTGCCGTATAACCTCGCAACAATGTTTCCTCTGTTATTGTATCCTCAGTCAGATCTATGAGGGTCCTACCGCTATAAACGACTTTACTTGTAGCCATTTAAGCCTCCCTCCTACCCGATAGTTACCGTGGTACCTCCAGCGGGATTTTCACTTTCCTGATACGGAATTGCTGCAACTGTAACCTGTGATAAGTAGTTATATCCTTCTTCAGTATCTGGTAATACAGTCTGTTCTGTGGTTTTCGGTGTAACTGTCTTGGCCTGTGGTTTGGCGTCTTCTGTTCCAGACATCGTTCCCTCAACGCCAAGCAACGTAATACCCTCTCGAATATTAGCAGGAACCAATTTTTCTTTTTCTGTATCTACAATTCCAACTTTACCAGAACCATCATGATATCCCTGAGGAACTGTATATTGCTCATCCTTAGAAGAAATTGTTCCAGCCACAGCACTATTGTTTTTCATAGTACCAGTCAGTTTCTGACCTCTTACATAAGCGGTCTTTCCCTGAAGAATTTCAGCAACAGCAGCCGTCGCATCACTAGAATCTACATCGTACTTACAAGTACCGGTGATAGTGTCTCCTTTTTTATCATGAGCTGTAAATCCATCAAGAATTTTATCAGCAGTGACAGTATCGCCACTTAAATCGATCAGTGTCCGTCCACCATAAATTACTTTGTTAATAGCCATATTCGTATCATCCTCTCTTTTAAAAATAAAAAAGAACGGTTTCCCGCTCTAATTACTCATTTTTATTTGCCTGTTTGATAATCTGATTTACATAATTACTGAGACCCGCCATTAAAATTCCCTGAACAATCGCTGTAAAGACCGCCATAGCAATCTCCTGACCGTTACCTAACGGGGATGTTGCCAGAACCCAAATTCCACAAAGAACGATTCCTCCAGCACCCAGAAGCATCGGGATATATTTATCCTTAACCATCTGTGTCTGCTTCAATGCCATTCCGCAGAAATACAGAACAATCGCTACGACAATCAATTCCGGCTTTACATAATTCATAATCTGTTCCATGATTGATTCCTCCTACTGATTTTTTTGAGTATATGTTGATTTATGAATGGGTAGTTTGTTGACTTCCGACATAACTTTCTTCGCCGAACCATTTCCTCCCATTTTTTCATAAGGCTTATAGAGATAATCATGCAGATTTTCATATTCATCCTGCGTAATCCATCCCCGATCGATATAGGACATGCCAAGATATACGATTCTGTCATGAGCAAGCCCAATCAACATCTGTGTTCTCACATCTTTTTTCTCGCTTCTCTTCTGGATGTATGCCCAAAAACCAGAAGAAGCGACAACTGCACATACAATCGTCGCTACCATTTGAAACCATGGCTCCATATAGGTACCCTCCCATATTTATCTTGTTTTATCGACTATAATCATCTTTTTATTGACAATCTCAATCGATTTTTCAAATAAATCTTCGTAAAGACCTATTAAATTTTTTCTTTGTTCTTTGGATAGAAGTTTATAAAAACCACCCATCCAGCTTCGAAACATATTTTCTACATTTTCATACGAAATCTCCTCATTCTTCACTTTTACAGCAAGCCTTTTGAGTTTTCTACGCATCGCAGTAACTCTCTTTGGATTGATTCGTTTGATTACTTTACCGGAATCGGTCAAACTATATTTGATTTGCAGAAATTTGTATGTACTGGAAATCTTCACAATTCGAGTTTTCTTCCTATTGATATGGATTCCATATTCTTCTGCAATCTGATGAATATTATCCAGCAAATCTAACAATTCTTCTTTGCTCGGGTTCATGATATACCAGTCATCCATGTATCTTCCATAGAATTTCTGACTTCGCACATACTTGACATAATTATCGATTCGATATGGATAATAAATTCCAATAACCTGAGATAGCTGATCACCAATATTAACCGATTTCTCCATCCATTTTTCACCAGTCAACTTTGACTCTGAAATATTTCTATACTCCAACTTATTGAAAGTATCTGTCATACATGTGGCATATTCTTCGTCTGTCATGTAAGAAACATCGATTTTAAACCCGTCAAAAATTTGCGTTAATAACCAATCAATAAATTCATCGTCATCAAACAGCCTCAACAATTCTCGTTTGGCAATTTCATGAATGATATTGTCATAAAACTTAGAAAAGTCTCCAAACAATATCCAACCCTCATTCCCATACAAACGATAATATTTACGAAGATGAACTTCGAATCTATCTCGCTGATGAGAGATTCCTCTTCCTTTTATCGAAGCACAATTATCATAAATAATATGCTTTTTCACTTCAGGAAGTAAAATCTCATCGCATAAAACATGTCGAATAATACGATCTCTAATTTGAATACTTGTTATAGGTCTTACTCGACCTCTCTCAAACAGCGTGAATTCTTGTGTCGGTCCATTTTGAAGTGTCCGATTTATCAAATCATCTTGAATGGAAAAGATATACCGCAGAAAATTCATCATGAATTTCTGTGTTGTTTCTTTCCATTTGCTGGTTTTGACAGAGGCCTTATAAGCCCTATACAAATTGTTGGCGTCACAGACAATCTCCTCATAGTTCATAAATCATTCACCGTGTTAGCAATACTTACCGTAGTAAATTGCGTCCGGCTTTGCTATTTATCCCTTCGGAAAGGACAATGTCTCCTTCTCTGTTGGTTAGGCAGAGAATCCGGACGAACCCCATTAGAGTTCGAAGCGTTGTTGTAGTTCGTATTGCCATTGTTGTTCACATTAGCGAAATTAGCCGAAGAAACGACGCATAATTAGACATTACCCTTTTAACTGTGACCTGATTCGGTTATCTCGTTGACGCCACTTTTTTATCAATCCGATTTCTCGGTCGATAGCTTTAACATAGCGGCTATAGAGATTAACATCCACTTCGAATATCTCAACGATTCGTTGTAGCTCTTTTAAGAGTTGCTCGCAGTTTACTATGGCTGTATTCTGATAATCTCTTCTTTGCTCATATTCATGCAGCGTGGTCGGATATATAGAATTTGCCGCTCGAATATTGCTTGTTAGCATGGAAGCTAACTGATCTATTCGATTTTTGTAATTCAGCATCAAATATCTATATCTTGAAAAATCTTCTGTAGTATCCTTTCCATAAGCATATTTCATTCGAACAAGCCGATCCAAATCTTTTACTCCGAAGCTACGCTGCATCAACTCGATTAACATATCATGCAATTCAACGGAATATGTAATCGCCTCAAATTTGGATTCTGTCCGGTCGCTCACTAGGACACTCATGCGTAATCCTTATCCGTAATCTCTTTAAATTCTTCTTCCGTGATCCAATTCATTTTCACGGCATTTCGGACACGCATCTCGTTCCACATTCCCATGTTATAATAGCGTTTTACTTTGTCAAAATTTTTACTACGTCTCATGTCAGCTCTCCTCCTTACAGTTCAATTTCAGACATCATGGCTATATATTCAATATCCGACTGTAATTTAATAAAAGCCAATTCATTTTCTGGAACATCACGAAGTATAAACCAATACTCCTCTCCCATCTTTGTGATCTGTACCAGTTCCATATTCGTATGGACATCGTCTTTTTCGCCGTCATTGATTGTGACATTTAGGCAGTTCCCATCAAAAATGGTCTCATCAATTTCCACAGGCGAAATAAAGTTGTTTCCGTTCAGTTTCAGATTATCAATCACTGTCCCATCAGCCAGAGTAATCTTATAAATCTTATCATCCATTTTGACATTCACCTTTCATTCATTTTTTCTTTTTATAGCACAGATAGCTGTCACCTGCGTACTGTTTTTTCGGGGCACAGGGCCCCTGGATTAAAACTAACCAATAGGGAAGACCGGACGAACCCCAAAAGAGTTCGAAGCGCCGGTGTAGTCCGCAAGGCCAAAGTAGCTCACACCAGCGAAATGAGCCGAAGAAACGACGTCTCTGAGCCAGAAAGTCGCACGGTTTGAAATAAATTTCGGAACCACAGTAAATAAAGCAAGCTGCGTCTTTCCAACTGTATATCGATTCGGAACAATTTTTCCATCTCCAGCCGGTGCGAAAACGTGACTTCCATACATCATAATCTCATTAGGAAGTTCTAAAGTAGAATCAAACCACGCCCCTCCGGAGGGATATCCTTCCGTAACGGCATTTGTCAGATGTTCACGATGAGAAAGAATCAGATTACCAAAAGCACTTGCTGCTAATGTTTTCGCCTGAGCGAGATTTTTCTTATACATTTCAGAACCTACATAACCACCAGTAGTGATGTTCGTCGCGTTCATCTGTGCATTGTAAAGTGGTTTGTCCGGCATAATGACCAAATGAGGTTTTGTAAATGCAGTATCTCCGCAATCATACCAGTAATCAAAATCCACAATCCTCCACGTATAGCTTCCGATAGTCCAATAATCACCTAAGAAAAAGCCCTTAAAGGTACCATTTTTAATATTGGTCTTCTGTTCTTCTGTAACAACACTTCCAAGGTTTTTCCCTCTGTAAATCATTCGGCGCTGTTCCTTCGGCACAAAAGAATCCAGAATAGCAAACAATGCATCATTGGCACCAATTGCTTTGTTTCCGGCCGCAGTTCCAACTAAAAACTTGTCATTTGTAGACAAAGTCTTAATTTGATCAAGCTCTGACAGATTAACCCCGGAAATAAAATCTTTTGAATTCATGAGACCGATCAGAGCCTTTGCGAAATCGCTTACTAAGATCGTTTTAGTCCCGTTGTTACCATCAATCAAGACAATATTGCTCTCATCCAACTGACGAACTTTCTCATAATCTGTAATTTTCATTTTGTCATATCCTCCTTTTTTATCTAATGCAAAAAATAACGCGACCATCAATCGGCTGTCCATTACTATCCAGAATCAAAGAACTGGAGTATGCTCTCGCTACAATCGGATCTATGTCACTATCAATAATAGTTCCATCTGATGAATCAAGAAGCTTGTCATGGTTCTCGTAACCATTATCATAAAGTTTATTGTAAACGGTAAATTCTGTCCGAATTCCTTCTACAATTTCTTCTAAAATCTTCGTTCGCTCCTGCAACTCTAATATCTGATTTGCCAGATTCGCCTCTACGTTCTCCGAAAGCGTATCCTTCAACTGTTGGAACCACTCATCAAATAAAGCTTGGGCATTCTCTCGCCATGCAGCCATTTCGGATGTATTATTGTTCGTGTACTCGTTGAACCAGGTCGCCCATAACTGTTTCCAATAGGCATTCGTTTCCTGCATATCCGCCGTTTGCGTCGCATACCAATCATTCCACTGTTTTTCCCAGTCCAGATAGGATTGTTGAATTTCTTCTGTCTGTGCATTAAACCATTTTGACCATTGGTCTTTCCAGAAAGTATTTGTTGCTTCCATGTCCGAGGTTTCTTTTTCATAAAAAGCATCCCATTGGTCTTTCCACTGAGCAACCAACGCATCAATAGACATCTTCTCCAAAGGCGCTGTTACAAATGGACACTCCGATGTTCCAACCGTATTAGTAATATTCGCCTGTCGTATGGATGTAACCCCAGAATTTACTCGAATGTATGCCAATGGATATTGCCAACGATCATTTGTTTTTATCATTGATGGTTTTACCGGATTTGTAGCCGGTGTACCCTTAACGATTTTGATGGTATTTGCTCGAACAGATTCTCGAGAATCCACTTCCAAAATCACAGCATCAATTCGATTCAGAATTACTTCTGACTGTGGTACAGTTAATGGAAGCAAGGCGTCGTTCAATGTCCAGGTATGATTAAACCATGCCCGTCCGATTCCGACATTCACCATCATGCCAGTAGACTCTTTTACCATCATAGCAGTCCCGACATGCTGCAAAATGCCGTCACGAATGATTCCGTCAAAAATACTGGACATTTGAATGGCGTCATATCGCCGGTCTTTGTTCTTTGAGTTATAGAACCCATAAGTGACACTCATTTTTCTTCACCCCTTTCCTGCTATTCTACGGTAACGAATGTCGGATACGAATCAAGTCCTTCTTTGCTCTGGGAACGAATAAATTCTGTGACACGGGCTTTTCCCTCAATGCCGTATTCGTTCACAATCTGAACCATGTCTCCTAAGAAGAAATCCTCTCCATATCGGTACATTCTTGTCGTTTCAACCTTTCCCTCAAACGATTTAGTTGCGATGTTCTCAGCCAAATTTTCCAAACCTCTTTGAGAAAGCTGTGCTTTATACTCAGCATCCGTTAATGTTTCATTATCCACGGTCGAAGAAACATCTCTGGCATCTGTGTAAAGTTCCCTTCGATTCAAACCTGTTCCGGCTCCAGACGAACAAGCTACAGTTGTAGTCTTCCGATCAGCCCCTTCTCCCTCTCCGGCAACCAAAGTAACAGTTTTTAAAGTCTTCTTTGATTCCAGATAATTGGTATTGATTACATTCTCAAACTTGGGAGAAAAGATGACATATGGATTCGTGAACTGATCGTAAGAACGGTCTGCACCGGCATAGAGTTTAAAAACGAATTTGTTATCGTCGGACAGCTTGATTCGGAAACCGATATTCTTGGAATCGCACAGCTTTTTTATGGCATCATACAGATTGTCTCCGGTAAACTGTGCATCTACCGTCAACCCGGTAATCGCCGGATCTGTTGATGCTTCGAATATCAATCTTTCCACCTTTCGAGAAGCATCAGAAGGATTGATGATATTCTCATCCAACAACTTTTTAATTCCATTTTGAAAGTTTCCGCTTAGAATCGTTTGTTTCCAAATAATGCGGCGTTCCAAAATGGATTCCAATGACCTTCCGGTGACTGTGAAATGATTTCCGTTTTCGGCATCTGATTCAATCTTTCTATCCTCGACAATCATAGTCTGGTCGGATTCTTTCAGCCAGAGATAGTAGTCGTCTTTCAGGATTTCAAGAATAGAATCGTTGATGCTTGTATATACCTCAAAATCACCATAGGCGGAATACCGCTCCGTCCATATAAGCGACTCGAAGGTATCAAGCACAGAAAGCATTTTCAAAGAAGTATCCAGAACAATCAATTCCATAACTATACCCCCTCAAATGCTGTCCGGTTTTCAATCTTAAACTGTACATTGGTCGTTCCTTCTTCAACCACATAAGCAAAAATGTTATCGCCTTTGGATAACTGAAACCAATCTGAGTCTTTGTCAAGACAGTTTAAAATATTGGTATAAATACCATTTCGAAGAAGTGTAATTGATTTATCACCTTTAATCGTTGAAATGATGATTTCATCACCCGCAACCATTCCAGAACCAGTTAGTTTCTCTAACTTATCAGTGTCAATGCGCATTACTTCTCTCGTCCCGGTATTATAAATCGTAATGTTTCTCACATTTCCGATGGCATGGATGGTAATCACAACCCCGATTTCAGCATCACCGGAGTAATATACTGTCTGCTCAGTTTCGTTTTTAATCTCGCCAAATTCGATTAGAGATTCAGTCAAAGATTCATTCGAAAAAGCAAACTCAAACAAAGGTTCCACACCGTAAAAGATAGTTGTGTTGGTTCCATCCGGACCAGCAGAATAAAAATAAGGATCGGGACACACGATGGAAATTTGTGTCGTTTCATCGCTGCTGAAAATATCCGGCTCATTCGATTCCACATAGCCGTAAGTCTCACAAATGCGGTTATCTGTCTCGATGAGAAGCGTCACTCTCTTCTTTATCGGAAAGTATTTGTAGGATTCTTGTCTTGTGTCTTCGATCTGAGGGGTAAACATCAGTTTCAAAGACATAACAATATTTCTGGAATTCACTCTTGCTGAGTTATACAGTGATCCATCATTCGTAGAAATTTCAGTCGTGTTAATATCAGCTTTGCTCGGTCCTAATCCGCTTATCGATTGAACAGCGAACCCGGATTTTTCCGGGAACGCTAATTCAAATCTCTTGGATTCTCCTAAATAATTAGTTACCGTTACTGCTCTAATCATGTATTACTCACCAGCCCTTTCATCGCCGAAAATTGATTCTTTGTCTGTCGATAAATATCAATTCTCGACAAAGCCTTAGGCGAATAATTATTTTGTGTGAATTGATAGGTGTTCCCCGCAGAAGAACTTTCTCCATTTTGAACTTCCATCTCTGAAACCCGCTCATTCATTCCAGTGCTAACGGACAAAGCCTGATTACGACTGAACAAAGTATTCAATCGCCCAGTCCCTGCTTCAACAGCAGATAGATCAAGCACTGGTCGAATAGTAGGTTGAACGTCCATATCTGCATCTACATAATCCGCAATTCTGGAAATGACATCATTCAATCCATCAATAGAAGATTTGGCAATTTCCCGTCCGGCTTTACCAGCTTTTGAAACGTTATCAATCAATGCATTTATAAAACCGATTCCCGCAAAGTCACCAATTCCATAAAAACGTTTGGAAGGAGAATGTTCATCCAATTCGTCTTCCGCCGCTTCTGCTGCCGCGGCTGCCATTGCTCTTGCTTTTGCCTCTGCTTTCCAAGTATTTTCGCTTATACCATTACAAAAACCATCGACCAAATATGAGCCAGCAGATTTGAACTCACCATAATAATCTTTGATAGCAGTTATGGCACCACTCAGCGTAGTTGTAAAAGCGGTTCTGAGTTCACTATCCTTACTTCTAACCCCCGCAATAAACTTAACCATGAGTGTAGAACCACTGGTTTGAAATTCTCCCTGTTTTCCGTTAATTGCCGTCAATACAGCTTGAACTAGGGTTATGAATGTTGTTGTCAGTTCAGATTTCTTCGCATTTGCTCCGTTGATAAAAGACGCTAACATACTCGATGCTGCTGTTGTTACCCGAGATTCTGCATTATTGAATGCATTGATAAATCCAGTTACACCGGTTTCCCCGAGAGTTGTCAACGCGGAACTGAAAGAAGTCATACCACTTGTGTCCAGACCAACCATCCCATTAGCCATACTCACAAGGCGATTCGTCTGGGTAATTACGCTGGACAACAGAGTTGTATCAATACCGCTGATACTGTTGTAATAATTGCCGAAATAGGAACCAAACGATGCCATGTCACTACCGAAGCTGGAAAGTGTCATATCATCAGAGAACCATCCACCTTCTTTTGGAAGACTTTTCTGGAGTTCGACAATAGAGGTCGCAGCATTGGTTGTAGCAGTAACAATATTCGCATCTACATTTTTCATATAGTTGGAATACTGTGCAAAATTCTTACCAAAGGAAACAAGACTTGTCCCAAAAGAAGCAATATCGTTGTCTCCGGTAAACCAACTCACCAATCCACCAGTATTCGGTAAAGTATTTGCCAGTTCAACCACCGCTTTTCCAGCCGTTGCGGAATTCGTAACCGCTTCCACATCGATACCGGCAATCGCATCGGAGTAGGACTTCATCGCCTTACCAAACGGTACCAGGTTTTCTCCAAATGCGCCCATGTCATTCTCTCCAGTAAAGAATCCAACGACACCGCCGCTATTTGGAACTGTGTTTGCCAATTCAATCAAAGCTTTTCCTGCTGTAGCAGACTCCACGATTACATTTGCATCCAAACCTCTTACTGCTTGTGAAAACAACATCATCGCCTCACCAAAGGGAATAAGCTGCTCGCCAAATGCATCCATGTCATTTTCTCCGGCAAAGAAACCTACTACGCCGCCAGAATTCGGAATCGTGGTTGCCATCTCTGCCATAGCTTTACCGGCAATGGAAGCGTTAGTTACAGCATCGGCATCCAATCCCTGTACCGCGGATGCAAATCCCATCATCGCCTCGCCAAATGGAATAAGCTGTGCGCCGAAAGCGCTCATATCATTCTCACCTGTAAAGAATCCGATTACTCCTCCAGAATTCGGAAGAGTTGATGCCATCTCAGCAAGTGTTCTTCCGGCTGTAGCCGCATTCGCCACTAATTCCCCATCCATACCAGCAATAGCAATAGAAAAATCCCGCATTGCTTCGCCAAACGGAACGAGTTGAGTAGCGAAATCGCTCAGGGAAGATCCTCCCGTAAGCCAAGAAGTCAATCCGTTCAGAATATCAGCCGCAGTCAGAATAAGAATGGTTTCCGCCAATGCTTTTACACCGTCTAACATAGAAGGGTTAAGCTGTGTAGCACCTTCAATGAAAGGCTGCACATTTATCATAAATGCAGAAAGGTCTGCTCCGATTTGCGGAAACTGACTGGAAACTCCAGACATAAATCCTCCGACAATACCACCTACAAATTGACCGATAGCGGTACCAATTCCCTGTAACAGCTTTCCGCCTTCTCCAATGAGCCATTCCAATCCGGGTATTTGAGCCAAAGCCCCGACCGCCGCCAGAACCAATGCCAACTCTGCGATGACTGCACCCATTCCGAGAACGCCAATCATAGCACCCGGTACCAAAGATGCAACAGCACTGAGAGCGAGCATGATTGCTGAGAGTAGGCCAATTCCGGCGATTCCTTTAACGAGTACATTCACATCAATACCACTCAAAGCGTCGATTACCCCGTCGAAGAAAGCCATCAATAATTCAACACCGGCTTTAATCAATTCCGGAAGCTTCGTTGTGATAGCTTGAATGATTCCGATTAGAATATCGAATAACTGCTCCACGATGGTCGGTGTATGCTCAACCAGAGCCGAAAGTACGCTGTCAATCAAGACAAACAGTCCATCTACAACTGCCGGAGTAGCCGTAACCAACGCCTCGGCAGCAGCAAGAACCAATACGGTAAATGCCTCGGCAATAGCCGGTCCTCCATTCGCGATTACACCAGCAAGAGAAAGAATTCCTTCTCCAATTGCTTCAAACAGTAATGGAATCAGACTAAGAATACTGGATACTGCCACCACAAGGGATGCCGCCCCCGCTGCCCCGGATACCGCCAAAGCAGAAAGTCCAGTCGAAAATGCAAGAATACCTGCACCTGCGGCCAGACACCCTACCCCTAATACGGCAATAGCGGCTGAAAGTCCGAGAATAGCTGGAGTCAGTGGTCCCAACGCAACTCCAGCAACACCAAGTACAGTGAAAGAGGCAGCTAGTGCCACCAATCCTTTGGCGATGCTCTCCCAAGACATATTTCCCAACGTCTTGATAACCGGAGTAAATACAGCCAGTGCTGCGGATACTGTAAGAACCGCCGCCGCACCCGGAAGCGCCCCTCTCATCGCATTGAGTGCCACGACAAGAATGGTCATGGAACCGGCAAGTGTCACTAAACCTCTGGCAATTTCTTCCCAAGACATTCCGCCCATATTTCGGACCGCTTCACCGATGATGAGTAATGCTGCACCAACTTCCACCATTCCAGTCGCTTTTGACATCATTCCCTTCGGAAGAAGATTCATCGCAACTGTTACAGTAGCCAAAGAACCCGCCATTGTTGTAAGACCTCGTCCAATCTCTCCCCAGGACAAGTTCCCCATCTTTTCTACTGCTTCTCCAAACACAAGTATGGCAGCGCCAAGAATTGTCATTGCTGTAGCGGTAGAAACAACATGTTTTGCGTTAGCTGTCACTTTAGTAAATACCGCCAACTCAGTAAGAACCACTGCAACCGCAGATAATCCCTTCAAAAGACTGGAAATATCCAAAGTGCCAAATGCTCCAACTGCATCCGCCAGAATGTTGATGGATGCCGCAAGAAGAACCAAACCGGTTCCTTTCAGAATACCCATCCCATCCAAATCCGTAGCTTTCAGGAACAACGCCAATTCGGTGCAAAGAACGCCAACTCCAATCAGACCTTTCGCCAAAGATCCCACATCTAACGCTCCCAAATCTTCAACTGCTCCCACAAGCACTCGAATCGCTGCTGCAAATACTACCAAACCAGCAGAACCTTTTATTAGCCCTTTCGATGTTTTGGAAAGCGCTGTTGCAGACGTTACAAGAATAGCGGATAACCCAGCAACACCGACCAATCCTTTCAGAAGTCCATCCCAATCCAAGCCAGATAATTTCTGCACTGCTCCGGCAAGAATAAGAACAGCAGTAGACATCCCAATCATCGCAATAGTCAACTGTCCCATTCCTTTGATTGCTACGCCATTCATTATCTTTTCAAAGATAGCCATAGAACCAAGCAATTCAACAAATAGAACACTCAAAGCGCCTAAGGAAGCGTTCAGTTTCCCTGAATCGACAAGCGATAACGCAACTATTGCCGCTGTCAAAATTGCCATAGCGCCAGCAATTTTAAGAAGAGTTCCAGCTTTCAGGCTTGATTGCCATGCTTCTAAACTTCCCTTTACTCCATCCAAAATATCTTTGAATGAACCAAGTATTCCTCCGCCATTTTCTGTAATTTCTGATAAAGAGTTGATAAACTTCTTCACTCCAATCAGAATCGCAGAAAACAATCCGGTATTGATCAAGTCCAAAATCGGATCAAAGCTCGCAGTATCAAACGCTGTGAGAATCGCTTCTCCAAGGTTTCCAAATGCGTTCGCAACAATAGAACCCAGCTTCGATAAAACAGGAGATGCCTTCTCGACAATCCCGATAATCCCTTCAAATGCCTTCTTTACCAATTCGCCTAATTTTACAAACGGTTCAAATCGAGTCTGTACCTTGTCCGCAAAATTATCGAGTCCACTGGTATCAACATTCGCAAATTCGCTGAAAGCATCTGCAATTGTTTTTACAAAGGTCTTTACACCATCAGCAATCGGTTTCAAGAAATTTCCAATTCCTTCTATGGCTTTGTTGAACGCATCGGATGATTTAATAGCTTCATCAATGCCGACAATAAAATCTCCGATTCCCGCTGTAAAGCCAAGAATACCATCCCCTGCCGGAGCCACATAACCAATCAAATCGGCAAATCCGCCAACTAGCGCTTTAATTCCTTGAAGTCCGATATCAAATAAAGCGAATACCCCTTTGAATGTTCTCTTCAGGTTATTCGCCGTTTCTTCACCTATTTTGAATTTTTCTGTAAGTTCTTGTAGTCCGACTGTAAGATTGTAAAGCTGTTCTCCAGTCATTGGAGGGAATACATCTCTAAATGCCTCTTTAACCGGCTTTACAATATTCAAAACACCTTCGAAGGCGTTTCGTACAGCTTCAATCAGTGCAGTTCTACCTCCAAGCTCTTTCCAATCCTGTAACATTTTATTTCGTGCTTCAGCGGAAGCATTTACCATGTTACCCAAGGAATTACTTACTTCGGTTAGAAGCTCTTTTGCCTCTTCGAAATCACCAATGATGATTTCCCAGCTTTGCGTCCATCCAGACTGAACCGACTCTTTCAGTGTATCCCACAACTGTGTAAATGTTTTTACTTTCGTAGCCGCATCCAGTGCTGTTTTGGCAAGTTTTGTAATTTCTCTAGCTTGTTCTTCTGTATAACCCTGTGCAATAAGATCTGCTTCTGAATAGGCTCCCGATAACTGAGTCAATGTTTCAGTCAGAACTTCTGTTGTCAGCCACTCACCTTTTGTAAGAGACTCTCTGAACGAACCATACTTTTCAATCATTGCGTCCATGTTGACGCCAAAATGCTCAGCTGTTCGCTTCAAAGCGTCTTGAAATAACTGACCGCCCATTCCCGCATTCACAACAGAGTTCCAGTCTTGCAGACTAACTTTTCCCGCAGCAATCGCTTGTGAAAGCTGATACATAGCAGTGCTTGCCTGCTGAGCATTAGATCCAGAAGCTGCTGCCAAGTTTGCAATACCTTTGATGGAGGTTACTGATTTATCCAAATCTACGCCCGCAGCCGTAAAAGTACCAATGTTACGGGTCATTTCCGTAAAATTGTAAATCGTCTGATCAGCGTATTTGTTCAACTCATCAAGAGCGGCATTTACCTGATCAATCGTAGTTCCTTTACTCTGCGTATTTGCAAGAATTGTCTGAACTGCGTTAATCTGCGTCTCGTATTCTTGGAAACCGGTTTTAATTGGATCAATCGTTAATGCTGAAACAATATTTTTACCGGCATTTAATGCGGAATTTGTAATGTTCGACAAAGCCGTCATCGCCATGACTTCGAGTGCAGAGAAACGCATTTTTACTGTTTCAACCGCATTGGAAAGCGGAGTCATATTACAGTTTTTGGCTGCAACATTGACATCCTCTAATCCCTTGGAGGCACCTTTGAGATTTAAGCTTTTTTCGAGCTTTTCGATTGACGATATGCTAGTTTGAACATTCTGCTCAAATTGTTTATTATCAAATCGCATTTCGACAACTCTTTCATCAATTGTCCTGCTCATAGCTTAATAACCTCCTCCCATGCGTTATTTGCAATTTTGTCAAAAATAGGCTGGATAGCAGGATTGATGTAATCTCGCCCCTGTACCCAGCCGCCGTTTCGAGTTCCATGCCCGTATTGCAAAATAATAGCGATTGGAACTCCATTTTGAATATTTGAATTATGAAACGAAATCGTTACAGAACCTTTTCGATTCTCAATCTCGTAATACCAGGAACTCGCCGTTTCCCCAGAATCCACTGGTGTTGCAGACGCAAGGGCGGCTACTCCCTCTTTACCAAACTTATCTAGGTCTCCAATACGAACTGTCTCTTTTGCTCTCTCCAGAAATCGAGTCAGCTTGGAAAAGTCGCCCTTTTGTCTGAATTTAATCATACAATGCCTACCTATCTGCTTATGCCTTTTCGATATATGCCGAATGAACAAAGCCATAGATTCTTCCATCAATTCTGATGTAATACCATCTGGAACCATCCGCAGCATTCACAACATCACAAACATCCACTAAATTCCCATAGCCCAGTCGAGGCCATGATTTAATCAGTGGATTATTCGTTCCCGCCCATGTACGGACATTAAGAACATCGGCAACTACTTTTCCAACCCACTGAGGTGTTTTGGTAATTACGCCATCATCCGAAACGGTTGTATCTGCATTCGGCTTGCTGGAAGACTGCTTTGTGATATATGCTGCCGCAACAAAGCCGTACTTTTCGCCCTTGTCTCCTTTGATCTGGATATAATACCAAGCATCACCATCTTTATCACGAATGGTGTCGCATACACCAACTTTTGTCCCCTGAGAAATTGTTGGGTATGATTTCAACTGCGGATTTTCTGTACCCGCCCATGTTCTCACATTCAGTGTGCCAGTATTTACTACGCCATACCATGCCACATTTTTGTTCGGGATATCCTCTCCAGATACCGGTGGTGTTACCGGATTACTCGGAGCCGTTCCCGCACCGCTGTATTTCGGTCTTGCATATCCTCTGATGTTTCCATTCCCTACCGAAAGAACACGTCTCGCAACCGCTTCCCCTTTATTTCCTTCAATACAAGTGATCTGTCCATTGGAAACGCTTTCTACAAAGCCGATATGATCCGAATATCCGTTGTTCGGTTGATATGACTGATCCCAGTTATAGAGGATAATATCGCCAGGTTTCGGCACAATTGTTCCGTCTTCAATCCAGATTCCCATACTCTGAAAAATCTTAACGTGCTGTTCGCATCCGCATTCTCGTCCAATCAAATCTGAACATCCGGCTTTGATTCCGGCTGCTGATACTGTAGTATCACACCATTCGTCATGATACTGTACTGCATCTCTTTTTCAATAATTTTCTATTTCCATTCGTGTCTTCCATGACAATACAATTCCCCATTGCAAAAGTCATAAGTTCTTCATCAAACAGAAGCATCCGCTCCTCCGAAAGTTTCTTTAACTCTCCCAATGGAACGGATTCTGTTTTAGCTCCCTGTATCACTTTTTCAATTCCAAACGGTCCGTTTTCAGAAGACCATCGCTCAATAAATTCCTTCGCATTATACGGGTCATATCCCAGACATCGAACATCGTATCCAAATTCAGTGATATGATTATCCAAATCCTCATACACTTCCATCATATCGAGGACGGTGCCTTCAAGGACAATTAAGCTCCCTTCTTCCATAAACTGATCGTATTTAATTCTCATTGCTGCTGGAAGTTTTATCAGAGTTGATGAAGAAATGTAGTTTCTGGTTTTGATTCCAAAAGAACCATTTGATAATGGAAATAAAAATGTAAAAGCACAGAAGTCATCACCTTGTGATAGATCAATACCCAAAGAACACGGCATCTGCCAATAACTTCTCTTTTTATGAAGAAGTGTCTCTTCATATGTGAAATAATAGGTATAACCTTCCATCGGTAAACCAAATCTTTTTGCCAAAATATCGTTTCTCGCGGCAGGAGATTTTTCAGCTCTCTCCACATCAAGCTGATATGTTTCATAGCTTACTGTTTTACCGATATTGGGATTTGCCTTCAACCACATATCTGGATTTCCAACTTCATCAATGGAATCCAATTTATACCACCAAATAGACACATGCGGATTAACATACTCCCCTTTGAGAATATCCAGTAACTCCATTTTGATGGTATCACCTGCTCCGTTTCTTACAGTTCCCTCAGAACTCGTAGCGATGATAATGTAGTCATCCAGCTTCGATGCACCTTGCTCAAGAGCACCGACAACATCTTCTCTCGTGTCTCCTGATAACCACTCGTCCACTGTGGAAATTTTAGGACGTAATCCCTGAAGCTTTGCTATGGACATCGGTCTTACTTCCAAAAGCGAACCAGTAAGAAAATTCTCAATACCTTTTTTGGTAGAAGCAAGCTTCATTCGCTTCGCTTTAGAACCGGTTGTATTCTGCAAAGAACCTTCTGTGAGGAACCGGAATAAAGGACCTCGTGATCGAGTAATTGCTGTACGGAATGGCGACATTACTTCATCAGCCTGTTTCATTGTAGGCGCAGTTGTAACTTGATGTGTTGTAGAAGGATCAATGTTTAATCCATATGACTGAATACATGTGTCATACAAAGATTTTGCAGCACCACGCCCCACAATAAGATATTGCTTTTTTATCAATCGCTGCTTAATCCTTTTATTTACATAACGCCCACCATGCCCATCGGAACTTGGCTCCCATACGCTCCTCTCAACAAAGTAATACCATCCATAAACCTGCTCTCCCCATAATTTAAACGAATCAAGCAGATTCAAGTCAGAACCATCCGTCAATGTCAGTTCCGATTCACAATAAGCAATCCATCCCTCGACCGCTTGATCGTCGTAATAAATACCTGGATTGGCTATTAAATCGTCAACTCGATTCATTTCCATAGAGATTTCTTTGCAAACGGGTATTTCCCCTCTTATTACGGCATCTCGAAACATGCCGTAGTATTTGGGAACGGCTGTGTTTGATAATGCCATAATAATTAAATCACCTACTTGCCTGTTGCTTTCTTGATAGCCGCATCAATACCTTTCGTCATGTATTTTGATACATAATTGGTAGCGGTCTGCTTTGCAGCATTTGTCAGAACATCCTGAACAAATTTTCTTCCAACTGAAATTTCTGAACTGGTTAGCTGCTTGTACTGCTTTTCCATCTGGAGACGGTTAATCTTTGAACGAAGTTCTGAATCAGACATCTTTTTTATTTCATCAGAACTTTCCGTTTTACCAGCTCTCCCATTCGCTCTTGTAAGCTGTGCTGGTGTCCTACGAACTCCCCATTTCATTCCGAGGATTCCATAATGTTGCAGCATTTCTTCATCACTCATTTTGAATTTCCCTCCTTTGCAATGTAAGATGTTACTCCATTTGCTTCGTTTCCGGTTTCATAATATGGAACTTCTGTTATCACAATGTTTCGCTCAAGAATCTTATTTTCTGTATCCAGTGTCTGAGAATCGAACGCTTTCGGTGTTATCTTGTATTCGCCATCGTATGATTCATGCTCTTCCGATTTTTCGATATTAGTTTCCGCTGCTACATTTAATCGCCATTCCGCTTCAGCAATCATCTTTTCCATTGAGGCTATTACCGCAGAACTCAAAGGGGGATCAAATAGCAATTTTACTTTCATATGCATATAAGATTTTACTAACTGTAGCTTTGTTTCATCAGAAATAAATTCTTTCCATGTGGAAGTTTTATCTTGAATGAAAAATCCTGATGGCGGACCAACGCCAAGTTGAGTCAAAATCATAAACACCGAATTGATATGCATGATAATATCTGAATCGAAATGTTCATACTCTTCTGTAATACCAAGCATTTTTTTAATTGATGTAAGTACGCTTTCCATAATCTCTATAACCTCCTCTCCATCAACGTTTCCAGGGACACGTATCATTTCTGCTTCGAACAATCGGTTCTGTAACGAGAAGACTTTCATCTCCATAATGAATAGCATTATGTGTTGTAAGAATTGTAGAGATGAGATATTCGGGATTTAAAAGAAAATCGCTTCTTCTTAAAATATCCTCCACAGAAATTGGGTTCATATGATGAATCAATATTTTCCCGTATATCTCATGTCCTTCTATTCCAAGATCACATCCATTATCTCTCACAATCACAAAATCACGAATTGACCTCCATTCTGTAGACCGATAAAAAATCTGATTCAAATATCGGTCAAATCCAAAAGTGTCTGTCCCGACGACTCCACCTAAACGAAGATACTCGTATCGTTCTTTAAAAGTCTTCAATTTTGATAGCTCTGCATATGTCCTAATCATCGTCGTTACCCTGTCCGCTGTATATACGAAACGCATTGATGGCATCTTTATAGAGATCTTTGATTTCATCTGTGGAGTCAATGGCTCTTACTTTTGCCCTCAACAGATTGTTCTCTTCCTCCAGTCTCTCTCTTTCGAGCTTCTCCCTGGAAGAGCCCAGTTTCAGATAGTGAGTAATGACCTGAGAAGAAGCAGTCCCGTCCAGTAATTGTCTTTCAGCCAGGTCAACAGCCAGAGAAATCATTTGAAGTTCCCTTGCTTCTGGAGTTAAAGCCGGTCGAATCTTTTTGGAAGAGTCTGTTACTTCAGAGCCCTTTACTTTTCTAGCCATTTACTGCCTCCTTCCTGTCTGTTTTTCAATAGTTTCATAAAAGTTTTCCGTCAGTATTTAAAAGAACTCACAAGGCTAACTGTAACTTTTTTACCGAAAGGAGAAAAAGAGTAAAAAGAACCACAGCTTATTACTTAGTCAACTTTATGAGCTCTATTAAATACTGCCGGAAGATAAAAACATTCTCCGAAAAATACCCCCGGGGAATTTTCAAAGACCGCCGCGATGACGGAGGGGGTGCATTTTTTACGACCCCCCCCTATACCATTACACCGCAATATAATTATGTTTTTTGCACAACTTTTTTGTAGATATTCCGAAAATCATATTTCAAAATTTCATCAATTGCTCGTTCATTTTCCAACTCATTTTCTTCTTCTGAAAGTTGATCGGATGTTCTCGCAATTCTTCCAAGATACGAACATGTATGATAACCTTTTTCCTCATCGAACATGAACCATGAAGTGAACTGTTCAAATGGATCAAAAGGATTATCAACAGTTGTAAGCATACATTTGCTTGCCATTTTACTTTGTTCACTCCTTTCCATTCAGATACTTCGATACTGTAGAACTCGATACACCTAAAGCTTCTGCTATCTCAGCAGTGCTATAACCCGAAGCATTCAAGGCTGCGATTCTATTTGCTTTTGCTGGGCTTAGTGTTGTTGTCGCACGAGGCGTGGCTCTTTGTCTGACAGTATCTATGTTTGTGTTGTTAAGAATCTGGGTAAGTTTATTCTCGCTAATAGCTCCCGCTTGAATTGCTTCCCATTCACGATCTGTAATCTCGATAGGCGTTCTCTTTGCACCAACAGCGGTACGAGCCGCAGTAAGAGCCTGTTGATTAGCCTTCTTGATTTCAGCTTTTGTCATGTCTGGGTTGTCTTTCTTTTTAGCAGCCACAATAGAATTAGCCATGGTCTGTGCCTGACGTTCTCTAGGGGCATTCTTTAAAGCAACATTCAACTTTGACATAAGAGAGTCCACTTCAACTTGATAAGTCTGTTTTGCAGAAGCGGAGTAAGCTATTTTCCCACTACTAATCATCTCCTTACGAGCCTGATTAGCCAAGGCCTTCATGGTATTAGCATAGTCCGCATACGCCTCTTCCTGGGGAGTTCCAGATGAAAGTGTCCGAGCATCTCTAGTTTCTGCCATCTTGGTACTCTTCTGAGTTCGTACCTGGGTTCTCCCATTCTTATCCACATACTCCTCTCGAACGGTCTTCCAGCTTTGCTCACCGGTTTCTTTATCGATAATCGGACTTCCTTTTCTTTTTAACACTGAAGTTTCAGACTTTGCTCTCGAAATTAACGTAGCAGCTCCACCATAACCATCATCATTTTCATGAGCCTGGTATTTTTTCTTCAAGGCTGTGATTCCATTATCTTGCTCGCTCTTTTTATAATCGAGTTTATGCTTCTCGGCATCGATAACAACCATACTATGGCGGACCGCTCTTGCTAATTCATCCTGAGTAGCTCCTTTTAACGTCATGTCAGTAATCAGATTTGAAATTTTACCCATTTCTGTCTGAGTATTATTCATAATCTTAATCTTCTGACCGCTTTCGTTATAGTAGTCACCACCCTTTTTGACTGTTCCATACGCCATCTTAGGATCGAATCCCTCAAGACCTTTCAACTGTGGAGTTGATGTAATTTTCACTCTACTATTGGATGAGTTGCATGGAATGACCATAACGGTATCACCATCAAAATCTGCTCCAGAAAGTCTATCTGCCACTTTTTTATTGATTCCGATGGCATCCGCCGGCGTGTTCCCAAGAACTCTTCTTCCCTCAGCTTGTTTGTTGTTTACTGTCAGAACGGGAATCTCAAAGGTTCCTCCATGCGGATAACGAACTAAAGCCACAGTTTCTCCATTCTTATAGTTCGGAGCATAAACTTCGTTATCTTTAATAGAAGTTAAAGGAAGAATAACCTGATACTTCTGACGAGGAAGAGCTGCCGCTTGTAAATGGACTGCCGCTGCATCACAATCATCCGCAAAAGATTTTAGAAGAGCTTTCTTTACAGTTGGATTAGTCAAAGAACAAATCTCATCAAATTCCGATTGCTTATCTGCTGCTGCCAGATTAAGTTGTTTCTTAATTAAGGTTCGACTCTGTTTAGATAAGAACTGTGATGGAAGTTTATCTGCCCATTCTCCCCAGTCCCCTTCTTCCGCACGCTTATTGATTAGTGAAAGCTGCTTCTTGCCATTCTTATCATAGTAATAGCTCTGACCACCTTTCACAGAAGTCGGGTTATCCGGATCATTAACGCCTTCTTTAATCAAAGAACCAAACGGGTTATCCGGATCATCTTTGATTGGTTTTAAAACATCCATTTTAGGAGTTCCTTTTTTCTTATTGGTGTTGAACATAACATCCACACCATCCGGTAAGTCATCCGAATAAACCGCCATACCTTTAATGTAATGACTTCCATCAACCAAAATTCGTACCTGCGCATAGTGTGATTCTCCCAAAGACAAATCATCAACACCTCTGCGAATTTCAACAACTCCATCTTTCAATTCGCCTCCATCTTCAGAATAGCGAATTTGGAGCCGCTTAGAATCCATGCTTTTCGGATAAACAAATTTAGGATCGAAGGTTTCTCCATCATCGTGGGACACATAATCTTTCAAAGAATTGATATTCTCAAAATCATAAATCTCTTTATGCTCTGTTCCAGGAGGACAGATTACCCGAAGAGTAGTCTTTTTACCTGGATTTGTTATCTGATCCACTCGACCGCCATAAACAGGATAGCCTTCCATCTCCAGCATATAGAGAGCTTCATTCAATTTCTCTTTTGAAATGCCAAGTTCTCTTTCCACACCTGCACCGACATCAATCATACCTTTTTCATCAATTTGTTTTTTGATAAATTCAGCAGTGGTCTTTGCCTGGTTCATGCGAACTTCAGAATTTTCATTTAACAAAGAACGAACAGACGAATCATTTGCAAAACCCATCTCTTTTGCAATTTCATTTAGACTTAGTCCATCTTCTCTAAGAGACTTTGCCCTTGCCACATCCAGTGCACGCCTCTCATCTTTCGCCAATGATTTCTGTGTACGATATTGCGTTGTGGTTAATCCCATAGCTTTGGCAATTTCCGTATCACTCATTCCCTGGCTCTTCAACTCATCTATTCGACTCAGAAAATCTCCGCTATGCTGATATGGATTTTCACCAGACCCCCATGGATAGCGTCCAGAACGGCGAGGCATTCCGTAATGCATTAAAATTTCTTCCGCAATTGGATTCATAATTTAGCCCTCCTGTTCTTTGATTTTGTTAATTACTTTGTCAAATGTGATAATTTTGTCCATGATTGGAACGATGACTTCTGCTGTTGGATTTTCATATAAAATCTGATCGCTCTGATAAATTCTCAACTCTATGTCGATATCAGCCGGTTTTATTTTATACTCCAAACAAAAAAGAGCAGCATATATTTCAAGCTGCTCCATGTGTGCTGGAATGACTCCTGTTTTTAAATCGTGAATACGAAGCATCCGATTTCGAAACACGATTGCATCTGTTGTACCAAAGCAATTCTCCGAATAGAACAGGGGCTGCTCTGGAATCATTTTAAAACCAATGGCATCGTTCACATACATATTTAATGTTTTCTGTGATTTTGGAAGTTTTTGACCGAGAGTAATACATCTCGCTGCAAAATCGTGAAGTTCAGTTCCTTTTTGAGTTGCCAAAAATTTTGAATATGACTCAGCAACTTTGGATTCATCATAATTGATCCAATGATATTTACTCGCACCAAGAAAGGCGTGTTGCCCTTCAAGAGCGGAATGCTTGTTGAAGATCATGTAACACTTCCTCCTTATTCTCCGGACAAATAAATCTTGAAAATGACATCTCATTCATTCGTCCAACATAATATTCTTGATTTGGCTGTTTCTTGGCGCGTACACTTTTTTTACACTCTAAGGTGGCCCATTTATCATTATAAAGAATTAACAAATCAGGAATACCCTGAATATGACTGGCATCGAGTTTTGTAACGATGCAGCCTTTGAACATTCTTTTTAACTCTTGAATCAATTTGTTTTGAAATTCACTTTCAAGCATAGATGAGCCTCCTTTCTCCAAAATAAAAGAGAGAATGGCTGTTTTAACCTTCTCTCTTCATAACAGTCTATGTTTTTTTCGCGCGCAAAAAAATACCAAATGAAAATAAAAAAAGACAGGGACTCATCAAAGAATCTCTGTCTCACTTAACCAATATTCTAACTATTATTTCTGAGATACCGTATCAATATCCAAATTAACCATAATCCACCGGTACATAACGTGAGTATTACATCCAATATCAATCCGGCTGTACTCCGCTTCTTTTTTCCGCTTTTACTCATTTGGCATATCCTCCCCTATTATTTTTTCTTTGTTATTTCTTTTAAATATTTTTGTCACGCTCTGTTTTGTCCTTTTCGCAGCAACTGAAAGATTTTCTCTAGTACGTTCCTTGGATTCTTTTTTGTTGCGTTGCAGTTCGTCAAATATTTTTTGACTTTCAATAATAACTTCATCTGGTATGTATCTTAAACATACTGTCGAGCCGATTTTAACGACGGTTCCTTGTTTAGGGTTCGAACCTATAACCTGAGAATCAAAACAGTCCTTATATCGTGGATTTGCTTCCTTTATGGTTAGTTTGCTTGTAGAACTTTTTAATCCGCAATCCTCTAACATCCTCACTGCTTGTTCCAGATCTATTGGAAATCCTTTATGATATAATTCTGGTATCTTAATCTTTTCTTCTGTTTTTTCAGAAGATTTATTCTTTGCATTATTGATAGCATTTGCCACCAAAGGTGTTGCCGCGGTTGCCAAACCAGCAAGTGCACTTATGACACCGATAACATCTGTTGAACCTTTATTATTTTTGTTAGTATTATTCGTTCCCAATGTATATCCCTCTCAATCAAGTAATATATGGGCAATAAAAAAGTGCGCCTCCAACAGAAGACGCACCGAAAAAATGCATCTCCCATTGTTGCCACATAATCTCGCTCCGTTTAAGGGTATGAGTAAAGAGAGAATACACTTTTTACCAAAATGAATTCCCTTAAACGAATTTGCGATATTTGATTGTGTGGCACTTATACTATACCATAAACCGTTGATAAAGAAAAGATTTTTTTATTAGCTCTTGACATTTTCTTCAACCTGTGATATAAGCCTGTTTTCTGAGATCGTCATAAACCATTCTCATCCCATCTTCAAAGTACACCACTATACTCATATACCCAAACGGACGAAAATATACGGATGACCGCGACAACCTCGGATAAATTGACTTGAAATTTTCATATAAGCTCTCCCAACTAATCTTGCTCATGATTTCCTCCATTTTTACTCGTGGCCAAAAACCCACTTTTTTTTCGCTATTACTATATATATTTAAACTTTCTATCATAATAGTTTAAGAAAAAAAGTGGGAAAGTGGGCTTTGAGCCCGCAAACCCGCATAAATACTGGGTTTTTACTGACCAAATCGGGGTTTTAAAAGTGGGAACAAAGTGGGCAAATGACCATAAATTTGACCAAAATCGTCTGAATCCTTTCCCACAATTCCCCTCATTTCTTAAAAAACCCAAATAAAAGTGACCAAAGCCCGTTTTTCAAAACTCAAAAGTGGGCGTAATTTTCACCCACCTTCAAGTTTTGTACAGACGTTTTTAATAGTTTCTCCTCTGGTAAGGTAAATGTTTCCGAGTAATCGGACGGTAAGAATATTGTTTAATGAAAGATTCTCTTCGGAATTTTTTCAAAGACATCCCATATCGAGCCGGAGAGCTTAGACTCTTTTTCTTCTCTTTCTCAGGCACCGAGAATCCAAACGCTTTGTTCAGAGTGTCTGCCATCTCTTTAAACTTTACGGCTAATAATGTTTAATAAGAGGGTTCTCCGAATCGACTTCTATTAAATCGTTTGGAAGTGGAAAACTATATTTATCCCCACAATACTGGCAATCACAACAAAGTATATTTTTCATAAATTTCTCCTTTCTCGTTCCAATTTCACATCAATGGCTTTCTGCAAATCTTCCGACTTAATATCAAAAATGGACTCCAGGAAGTTCAGACAAATATACGCATCCGCCATCTCTTCCAAGAGTCCTATTCTGTCCCCATACCCTCGGACTTGCTTACTAATCTGTTGCTGAAGCTCTGCAAATTCCTCCATTGCTACCGTACATTTCGTCTTCCAGGAATACTTTTGAAGACTCTTTCGAATAATCCGCCGCCTCTCTTTTTCAGAAAGTTGAATATCACCTTTTAGTCCTTGAATAAATCTACTTCGATTCATTTTCTTTATCATCCTCCACAACATCACATCTCTGACAATCATTATTTGATGCTCCAAAACATCCGCAACAATGTTTTCTCATGTTGTACTCCACCTCGGTTATTTCAACAAATTTGTTGTTTTCCTCTTTGAAGAATCGGTTAATTTCTACCTTGTATCCTTTCGGTACAATCGCATACAGAATTCCGACTGTATCATAATCTCCGTTTTTAGAATCGACGAGGAAATCTTCACAATACACTTTGAAAGGCTTACTTTCAGGGAAATATGGCATGGTAATCGGGAATTTTTCCTCCATCACACGATCAATTAAACCGCTATGATACGAAGCATTTGGGTTATCCAGATTGATACCGCAGAACCGGTCTACATCTCGATATTTTACTGTCCCATCAGCATACACATACTTAAATAATGAGCTCATGCGCTTACACTGATAATTGACAACTTCTCCTCGACGACCACTCCGATCTCTAGCATCGCTCCAAACATCTTCCGTATCTTCAATAGGAGTAAGCGGTTTTCCCTCAATCATGCGAACCAAAATATACTTTGTCATACCGATACTAAATCCAGAATGACCGTCTTCCAAAAGGCTTCGATAGGCTTTTAAGGCACTTTCGAAGCAAGCACAACCATAATCCCATTCTCCTGGTTTCTGATCAGGTGCTTCGCGTTTGCAGGCAATCTCCACTTCTCGTTCTGCCCATAGTTCCATACTGGATTTCTCATGAGAACCAGAATCTTGAGATTCGGATTCAGCTTCTTTCTCCCAATAGGAATCATAGATACCCTTTGCAAAATTTTTAGCGTGGGATATATCTGATGTGTGCTTGCACCCAGTCCCCAAACAAGTATCTCCGCAGCTTTTACCATCACAAAGATAAAGGATATCTGCTACATCATTTTTCTGAGGCCAAGTATTCCGGTCATCTATATATTCGTTGGCAAATATTTTTCTCGTATCAGACCCAAAGCTCTCAATGATTTCCGGAAGGTTCTCATTGACCGCATCAAACACCAGATTTCTCTCCTTACACCACTCAACAGCTTTTTGAAGCATGTCTCCCACGCGGCAGGTCCACAGAATCAACTTATCTCCATCCTTTTTTCGATTATGAAGATACTCTATCAGTTCTTCGTTTGGTCCTCCGATCTCTGGCCAGTTGTTTTCACATAAAGTTCCATCAAAATCTACTGCAATAATTTTCACTGATTTAAGATTCATATGCTTTTTCTCCTTTATTTTTTTACACTTGTTCTCCTGAAAGATCTTCGACTTGGATTTCCATATCATCTGGAACAATCTGAGCCTCACAATAAGCAGGTAACACCACAACATTGCTATTTTCTACTTGAGAAAGTATATATCTGCGAATATCGTTCAGCTCTCTGGAACGACAAAACATATTTACTTTAATTACCAGAATATCCGACATCTCGCTTTCTCCTCCTTACTCTTCTGAATTTATCCACGCTCTTTATTGCTTTTGTATTCTTGTTGATAATGCGGTAATAGAATTCCGTCTCCTCCACCAACATCCAATCTTTACAATTCAAATAATGAGCAGACAAACATTCTTTTTGTTCACGGGTTAATTTCTTTGGTTGTTTCATCTTCCTCTCCTTTAAAAAGACATAAAAATAGCCCGAATTCACTAATTAAAAAGAATTCGAGCCAAAATATATCTAATTCTGTAGTTCATTTTTTTCTTTGATCTCATCCAACTTTGTTTTCATTTTTTCCAGAATATTTTCAATGGTCTTTCTAGTCTTTGGATGCAGCTTTATATACTTACAATGCTCATCGTACCAGCCGAATATCTCATCCAGCTTTCCTTTTTGCCAACTAAATGCCCACCAATCACAAATCATCTCTATGATATAATTATATGACATCTCCAAAATAATTTCTCCCTCTTTCGGATCATCATTTATCAAAATCCAATATTGCCAGTGATGAGGGTTTCTATGCAGATGTAATAGCCAAGCTTTTTGATAATTTTGCATAACCGCATAAGAACGATTTCCTCCATAAAAATATGCATCGTAAGCCTCATATTCATCCTGTTCATCTTTAGATTTATCATGTGCAAATTCAATCTGCCATCCATAATCGAATCCATCGACTAGAAGTTCTGGAAGATTTTCAGCAATCCAGTCAAATCCTCTTTTTACATTAGAACGATGCTGAGTTAAATATTGATCGTACTGAAAGCTCATTTGTTCGCTCCTTTCTTCTGAATGATAAGTTTTCTATAAAGCTCGTATGCTTCCTTTCCTTGATAGGCATTGATGACATCCACTCGCCCGTTTTTCTGACTACCAACAATTAAAATGCCGACATCTTTTCCACGAGAAAAATCCCAACTTACAATAACACTATCTGTTGATTTCATTTTTTTCCTCCCACATAACTGGCTTATGAGAATTCAGATTACAACCGTGTTCTAAGCATCTATTACAAGGATCAAATTTTTCCTCCAATTCCTTGTGCTGACACGTCTGGCAATATTTTTCAAAATTAACTTCTAAATACTCTTCGTTCATGACTGTTTATCTCCTTTCGAAATGCACAAAAAAAGAAAGAGCCTGCGATTTTTCAACCACAGGTCCTTTCCGACATAATTGTTTCTTGGTTACGCTTCAATATCCTTCTGAGTATCCTCGATCAACCCATCGAGTTTGGATTTGGCTTTCTCGTATTCGCCTTCCTCCAGCAGCTCTCTGAGTTCGATAAGAACCCTTAAAAGTTTTCTACTAAACGCAACAAATTCTTTCATATTGTCTTCCATTTACCTGCCTCCTTTAGCAAGCCCTTTCTTTTTAAGATAAGGTAAATATACCTTTCATTATAGGGCATGTTATTTTTGCGAATTTTCTGTATATGCTCACTCCTTTGGCATGGGCATATAAGCGGAAATTAGTAATCCACCTCCCACTCCAATACCAGTCATCATAACAATAGCTTCCAGAATCGCTCTATTCTGAGCAGATGATAAAATTTCTTTACAAGTGTTAATTTTCTCACTCATAAACTTTTTGACACCCCTTCCAGCCTTCTGTAAAATATCAAACATTCTTGACGCCTCCTTATTTTTAATATTAACACAAGCTGAGTGACATTGCTATAAAATTGTTACCACTTCACAAACCTCGTTTCGTTAAAATCCTTCTTTTCCTTTAATGCTTTACTGATTGCTAAATCAATTCCGCTCCGAGATTTCAAGTGATAGTAATACAAATCTTTGAATGGCGTATTTAATCGGTCAATCCGCCCTGCTGACTGCTGCATGATTTTGTAGGAATAATTCTGGGAATAGAATATAATCGTATCAGTTTTAATACAATTCCATCCTTCAGCTCCCGCATTATATTGGACAAGATATACCCAGCTTTTTGATTCTGGAATAGGTTGATGTTTATGACCATTCCATTCCGCGATTTCAAAATATATAGTATCTGCATATGGAATAAACAATTCTTTTAAAAGCTTCAACTCATAATCAAAATTGTAAAATATAATGGCTCTTGGATGCTTTTCTACAATTTCCAGCAGTGCAAGTTGTCTTGATTCGTCTGTATTCACAATTTTTCGCCATATATAACAAAGACCGGCTGCGTTTGTAATTGGTTCATTCTTGTACGGGTCCCATCTGGTTCTTCCCACATCTTTATATTGCTCGATACTATACCGCACAAACACATCTTCGTGATGTGAAACTGTTTGTCGCTTGAAATCCATATTCACCAGAATTCGATTTCTTAGACGGATCAATCGTCCAGTGTTTAGATATCGATCAATCTTTGGAAATTTACTAAATCTGCTATATACCACATGCTCCCGGATGAACTCTGTTCGGTTTTTGTAGAATCCGTTCGCAACGAACACTGGAATATAATCCTGCCATGTATCTCCCGGAGTTGCCGATAGCAGAATCCATTGGTTAGATTTCGTTATCTTTAGGAATGCCTTTACCCATGCTCCTGACCCAATTACTCTTTGCTCGTCAAATATAAAAAAAGCATTTTTCACATCTGCATACTTTCCAATGTTATTCCAAGAATCCACCTTAATCTGATTGGAGTATAAATTGACATCTTTATGAATGGAAAGAAGAAAGGGAGAAAGATCCCCCTCCCATTCCATTGTGTCTCTCTTTCTTGCTGTTGTAATGATATACAAATCTTTTGGAGGATCTTTCATTGGAATATATTCCTCCGTTCCTGTCAAACAGCTCGGTTCTCCACCGTTTTGAAGATAATAATAAGCCAAAGCAGTTCTGGATTTTCCACTTCCAACACCCCCGCAAAGTATGCAGCCATTCCGCATTTTTTCTACTGCTGCTATCTGATAATCATATAGTTTAACAGCCATCTGGATTCTCCCCACAAGATACAAATTCGTTTTCAACTTCTGCTCGATACTCCAGAATCCCATGCTCCTCCAAATTCGCTTTGGGTCCACCTATCAGCAATATAGATGTTATCTGTTCGTCAGTTTGGTTCTTCTCCTCACGATAATAAGACCATAACACTTCTTGAACGTCTTTCGTAACGCAAATTTTTCGGCAATCAAATTTGGTTTTATCTGTTATTCTTGCCGATATTTTTCGTGCTACATTTTCATAAAAAGTAGCTAAATCGCAATAACAGTCCTCTTTCTTTAACAATACTGTTTTAATCATATTTTCCATCCTTTCATAAGCTGTGAAACACTCTTCTCATAGTCCACACATCCGAAAAATACATCATTGTGAACCAGTAATTTTCTCCGTTATCATCCGTAGACATCGGTTGTGTAAACACATCACCTACCTTGATATACGCAGCAACTCCAAGAAGAGAAAGCTGAATATAACACATCAAAGCAACGATTTCGTCAATATCCTGTGCCACAACCAATACGTGATTCTGAAAATTCAGATTAACCTTTTCTAATTGTTTTCTTGCTTCGTTGATCGCTGCAATTAAAGTGGCTCCTGCCCCACAACAAGAATCGTTAATGGTTATATATCCTTTCTCTTTCACAACAGCAACAACATCATCTTCAGTCACTTTTGCCATCAATTCACACACATGATATGGAGTAAAAAATTGACTGTTGGATTTATCGCCCAGATTCAACTCCATAAAAATACTGCCTAGAAAGTCCTGCTCTGGGTTTTCTTCCAAAGCCATAACTACATAGGCAGCCAATTCCGGGAACCGCTCTTGCTCCCGCTTATTGTATTTTTTAATAATTTTCAAATATCGTTTTTCCCGTTCTTCATAGTGGAATTTATCCACGGGATTCGATAAAGAACAGGCAAACATTATGATGAAATCCCGCCATACATCCCATGATCGGTGCCGGTAAGTCAACTGATTAAATGTTTTTAGAAATTGCTTTTTAACATTCTCATTTTTAGGAACTTTATTAGGCTTTGGTATATCTGTTTTCTTAGGTTGTGGCGGAATATTTAGTTCTTGTTTTACGCTACCTACTTTGGGTTTAGAAATAGAAGCAGTTGTTTTCGGTTTCGCTGTGGTTCGCTTCTTTTTCTGATTCCAAAATACCATAGTTTTTCTCCTTTCACGAAAATAGAGGGCTGTTTCCTTTTACCTTAGGACATTTACCCTGCTTGGTGATAGCAAGCACCCTATTTTTATATTTTAGAGGAATTAAACTTCTTCCGGTTCCTCTTCCTCCGCATACTTTTCAGCAAACTCATCCTCTTCGATGGTGACATACATCGTCTTCAGATAAGCCTTAATACCGGTCTTACCATTCACTTCCCAAGAATACGGTCGAATCGTCAAATCAACATTCCGAATCTCCGCATAGTCCAAAGTGGAAATGGATTCATCATCCAACGGTGTTTTTGTTTTTCTAGTAATCATATATACCTTAGGCGGGATATTCTCAAAGCTGACTGCCACCTGGATATAATGTCTCGGTTCTTCGTCCTCGTCTCTCGGAGCCAGCAGTCTTACATTCCATCCATCATTGGAAAGTTTCTCTGCCTGTTCCGGATCTTCGATGATGACACAGAAGTTCCGATTACCCGCGCGATTATACTTTGATTCTTCTCCTCTGAAATTACGAAAGATAATGCGAGCGTTTTCGATAATGATATTTGGTACATTTTTAAAAGCCATGATATATTTCTCCTTTTTTTAATTAAATGGTATTTCTTCATCTGCATCTTCTGGAATGTTCATAAAATCCTCAAGTTTTGGCTTTGCGATGTAAGGATCTTCCGAAACAAACCATTCAAAATCGCCATATTTAGATATGGTCTTTACAGCATCATCGACAAGTTTGTCATAATAAGAACGGTCGATAGAATCTTCTTTAGATAATTCTCTAACCATCTCTGATTCCAACCATCGATACCCTTTTGAGCCTGTAGCAGCATAATACTTTCCGTCTTTTTCTCTCATCAATAAACCGCCGCCAGCCCCCGGCTTAATCGGGCAGAATTGACCAACTCGTCCAATGAAAATATAATTGTGTCCTTCTTCGATACGTTCGAGCAGTTCCCCACAAAGATTCTCGAGAGTTGTATCTGAGAGTAGCCCTTTCTTGTATTGATCTTCCAATTTTGCAAATTCCTTTTCAGAAGAAGATACATCGGGAAGCCCCTCATTCATATCCAAATATAACGCACTGCTTACTGATTTTGTCTCACACATATCTTCAAAGACAATCTCTTCTTTACTAAAAAGTTTCTTAAAGACATATGGAATCTGGAATTGTGTACCGGTTGCGGTCCATTTTCCGTCTTTATACTTGGCGATATAAACAGCATCGTTTCTGTCTCTCTGCCTCGGAGTACAAAGTGGACATCAACTTGTTATAAGCAGACAAATCGCCAGCTTCAAGCGGATATTTCAGCTTTTTACTGGCGTAATCTTTTTTGTCAGTCTTGGTGTTGGAGAATATCAATTTATCATCCAGTGTGTGAAAAGAATCCCGCATCTGTTTCTGACAATATTTGTGCCAGGAATCAATCATTCCAGATTCAGCATCCCACATGTGAAGGACTTTAATATCAGAGTCAAAGCGCTGGCGGCTTTCTTCTGCGTATCTATCCAGCTCACGGTCAATCAACTGCAAAGCATCTTGTTCGTCCGTAGACCATAAACCTCGTTCTTCAATCCAGATAGCGTAGAAGTCACCACCTCGAATCATCAGATCGGAGCTTTTTTTAATAACGAACTTTGGATAGATTTCAATTACACCACGCTTTGTACTACGTGTGGAAATCATCAAAAAGTCGATCATCTCATTTTTTACTCTCCTTTGTCACGCTTCATTTCCTCTATGGTTATTTCTAATTTTTCAATTCTCTTTTTTTGCTCTACACGATCCAATTCCATAAGGATCATATTAACCGTCACGACAAGAGCAAACATACTCAATTTCCGATTATAACGAGCCTGCTTATTCATGGATTTTTGAATTAACCGAATCGCGGTCTCTGAATTATTCAGACTCCTAAAAATATAATTCATAATCTCACACATTTTACTTTTTTTTCTCCCTTCATTCCATTCAAAAAACTGGTAATCGTTTCTAATTTCCATTCTTTTTGACTGTGGTAAGTGAATATAAATTCCTGACCATTTTTCTGGCGTATCCGAATACTATTTCTTCCATTTGGAAAGAATACATCTATTCGTTCACCCGCATAATCTGGAAAATAATATTCAAACCATTTCACTACTTCACTATGGCTCATAGCGTTCCTCCTAAACATTTTCGTCTAAGTACCAGCACATCTGATACCAGATTTCAACAGTTCTCAAATCGTATCTACTATGGTTTACTGTAAACAGTCCTCCTGCACCATTTCGACTATATTTTCGTTCCAGAAATCTTTGCACAATTTCTTCAATATAGGCTCTGTCGAATTTAGAATCGTTCATAGATCCTAATCCAAGATTTACAATCATATTCCAAAACCACTGTCCAGTTCGGTTTCCCACATCAGGATCGTCCATGATATGCTCTTCACACCGAATAGCAAGTGCAATCATCATTTCCAGAACACTGCACGTCTTATTGTCTAAATAAGCGGAAATCATGGAGCTACTGTATCCATTCTCATATCCAAACCGATACCTCAAATCAATACCATCTTCCGCACGATTTCCATCCATCGGAATACTGTAAGTAAACTCAATTTTATGCAGAACCTTCAAAAGTCTTCGATACGATAATTTCTTCGAATATCTGCCATCAAACACAAGCTGACACATCCAATTAAAATATGTATCATTAAGCTCGCTCTTCGTCATCGTTCCTCCACTCGATGTGGCATCGTCTTTGTAACATCGGAATAGTTCCTCTGATCAAGCAGAATTTCGTAATCACACTTTAACCGATCGTTTCGGACAAATACGGAATCGTCCTCATACTCCCCAAAGTGTGTCAAAGATTCCTCTCCAACAATTTCTTCCACATCGTCTACCTCTTCATTGTTTTCATCTGTCAAGACTTGATCCGCATAATAGGTAAGACTGATTTTTTCATATTCCTCAAATTCGCCAAATTCCTCTGGCGAAATAACATATGGCTTTTCCACGAACGGATCTCCTTTCTTTTCTTCCACACTGCGAGAATAATTTGTATATCCTTCTTTCTGAATGATGGATTTATATTTTTTTAAATCTTCGTTTTCTTGAGCTTCATTTTTCTTCAGACCGTCTTGTAAGCCTTCTAACAAACTCTTCCCTGCTTTTTCTACATTTTTTCTTGCGGCATAAGCCGCTTTTACAGAATCAATCTCTTCCTGGGCAATCTGCTCGTATTTTCGCTTGAGTAGTTGCCATGTACATACAGAGCCTACCCCTACTCCAGCAATAAAAGCAAGAAGAACCCACCTTTTACTGTTCATACTCATCCTCCTCATTTTTGATTGTCATTACAGTTATTGCTAATCCTCCAAAAAGAAAGGAGACACTCAACAAAATGCCTCCTGTAATATGTCTTTTTCTTTTGGTATCCAGAACATAGTCCAGTACCGATATTATATTCTCCAGACCATCCATATTAGTGCCCCTTTCCTGCTGACAGAATGGCGATTCCACCAGCAAAACAAATACCAGACATAGCTGCCAATGTATAAGACACAACTGCTAAAAAATTACGCATAATAATTCCCCTTTCCTTACTCGTATCTTGAAAAATAATGATTTTCAACCTGAAACATAGGAACACCGTATGCACTATACTCACCAGCAGTAAAGAACATAACTTCATAATTTGTTCTTGATTCCAATTCTTCATAAACAAGCCCACAAATATCTTCTCGAACCTCGCATCGATCAACTCGCCCATTCCACATAGATGAAAATTGATTTGGCTGATAGATAACCTCGTAAACGGTATCTGGAAAATGTTCAGAATCAACTCTGTTTAGTATAGTGTCGATTACAAGTCGTTTTCCCTCTTCGCACTCGCCCTCTGCTTCAGCCATTGTAACAAGAGCAATTAACTCCACATCTTCTTTCGACATTTCTTCTATAATTTCTGTTGATTCCTCCGTTTCCTCAATAGCAATCGGAACAACTTCTTCTTGCCAAACTGCAATAACCGGCTCCTTCTTTCTAACATCAATTGCTCTGGGGACTGAAACTTCTTCTCCATTTGAACGGAAGTCCACCATGAAAAACAATATACATAGAATAATACAACATAAGACCGGAACGGCTATTACTTTGATTAACTTACGCATAAAATCCTCCTAAAAAACCATCCCCAAAGAATTGGTCAACTCTTAGGGATGGTTATAAAATTTTTTCTTACATCAACTCCCAAATATTTCCGTCCACGTTGAAATCGAGAAGAATTGCCTGATCAAATCCATTGACATAATCCGAATAACTCAAATTGTCTGCATACAGACCAAAGTCAATATAATTATCTCCCTTTGGGCTCTCAGGATCATAAACCCAACCTACAATCTGACCAGCTTTTGTTCTTGGAAGACCTAGCATCTCATAAACATCATTCAGAAATACTCGCTTTTTAGCCTTCAGAAGATCGTTAGCATAACGCTCCTGTGCCTTGATAAACATTAAATTATACTCATTATTGCTTTCCCAATGAGGATTCAAAATGGAATTTCCGTCCTCATCCTGTGTATATTTCTCAAAGAAACGAGCATATCCGCTAATATCCGCTGGACTCACAACAAAGCCATTTTTCTTAACCTTTTTTTCTTTTCCGGTTTCCTCATCTACAACAGTTTCTTCAAACTTTTTGGCTTTGAGATTATATTTCAGTTCACGATCAACCTCTTCACCGAATCTTTCAATTACTCGATTTCGATATTCTTTAAATCCTTTATCAATGGCCGCATAAGCCGCACCCAAAGCTACATTCCTCTTACGAAGAATATTATTAGATGCAAGAATACTGGTAATTGACAGTGCTCCAAGCACAACAGACGGACCGTATAACTTTGCAAACTTTACGCCTGTCTGAGCATATACAATCGTCAAATCTTTCTTTGCATCTTCGCTGGAATACTGCTCTTTCATAGATTCATCTTCTTCGCATTTATGAATTGCCTCAACATCTTCTTTAGTCTTGTCCAGAATCTCGTTGACTTTCGTTGTCGCTTTACATGCCATTACCGCACTTGTGACTACGCCGATAACCCCCGCTACAACAAGAATCTCCGGACTATGCTTCTTTAACTGAAAACTTGTTTTGCTAAACAAACCGTTCACACTCTTAACAATCTCTGCTTTTTTCATGGTTACTTATTCTCCTCTTCTATATTTTTTAAATGATCAATTAAATGCTGCGCATACCAAAGGATTTTCTCCAAATCCTGAATACCGTTTTTCTTCTTCCAACGGCAGGCATATTTAATGATATTTCCGGTATCAGTTGCCTCAATACCTTTTAATTCGTCGGTAAACGCTTCAATGACGTCAATGACTTCCATACCTGTCTTGGACATATAATGCTCCGGATGAGATACCATTTTATCTTCTGATTCATACATAATCTATTTTCTCCTTTACAATGGTGTAGGTTTAGGTAATTTCAAGATATAGCCATCCCGTACACGAACTGCTCTGCATCCAGCAATATCCGTCCAACCATATTTATTTGCGGCATAGTTGTCATTGGATACATTCGCCAAATCATAGAGGTCTGCGACACTGACAACCTCATACTGAGCAATAATCTCATTCATCGCATCCAGAACGGATTCTGCATCTCCGCGAGTTTCAAATAAGAGTTCATCATATTCATAACTCGTCCGACTTTTCGGTGCGGCATAATCTTTTTTTCCGCCATCATAATATTTCTGATAGGATACTTTGGACGCTGTAGAATTCTTTTTTGATTTCCTAGCTTCCCCGTACAAAATCATATCAATACCGTTGGTTACTATATCGGAAATTGCCTTTTTAATTGCCGGCACAAGAACGTCCATCACAATATACGATTTCACATTGTTGACATCCTCAGAAATGAATACGTCCGCAAACTTCTGCATTTCTGACTTCTTCTTAGGTTTCACCGTTCCGGAAATTACTTTCTCTACATGTTTTTCCGGAATAGATTCTTTTCGTTCCTCCTTTGACTTATGGGAATTTGGCTTATATTCCTCCATTAAGTTGTCTCCTTTCCACTCACTAGACTAATTTTTCCAGGTAATATAATCTTTGTACCCGGAAGTCGATTGTTTTTCTTTTTAAATTGATATGTAAGATTCGATCGTGCTTTCTTTTCAGAAACCGCTCGTGTAGAAGCAGTCCAACGATTGGCAACACAGTTATCGAACTCCATCACCGGTCCATCATATAAATATAAATTCATAAAATTCACCTCCGGATAAAAGAAAAAAGGGAAAGTACCTTGTTACAGATACTCTCCCTCGTGTTGAAACACAGTTTTCTCTTTAAATTTCTTCGGATTCCTCTTTCTCATTCTCGATGTTCGGTTCATCTGAATCTTCCCACTCAGCATCGATAATCTGCTGTTCCTTCTGAGCTTTTATTTTGGCAATCATCGGTTTACCCACATACTTGTAGATTACAACACCTGCAAGTACAGCTAAACCAACACCAGCCGCAACCTTAAACCCTTTACCAGAACTCGCTTTAACGATTTCCTCAGTAGTTGTCTCCATAACCTCTTCATTGTTCATGATCTCATTAGTTTCCATAAATATTCTCCTTTCATTTTTTGAAAATGTGTGATTCTTCTTCCATTAAAGCCATTGTTTTTTTCGCGCGGTTATCTCAAATTACGAAAGTCGTATCTCGGCGCAATTGTGTAATCAATCACCAGACAAGAGCCCTTGTTAGGACTCCTCTTCGTTTTCGCTATCTCGTTTGGCAAGTGCCTCATTTACTTTCTCTTCGATTCTCTCATCCATTTTCTTTTCATTTACCCAATCGGTAAGGATATTCACTCCAAACCCAATTACGGTAACCGCAATACCAATAGTTTTGATAATTTTTCCATTCGTCATAAAGCATTAGCCTCCTTTCATAATACGGTTTGTAATTTTTGCGAATCACTCAAATTTGCTCAATGCCATCGTATCAATGATGATACATTCCAGCCCATCTTCCAAAGTCGTTTTATAATTATCAAAATCCAACCAGTAACAATCCATTTCTTCAATCATATAACATATATCCCAACCAATTACATCACCTCCGTCCACCTCATCCAGACCAAGAAAGGACAAATATTCATTCAACGGGCAAACCCCTCTTACTGAAAGATTACGATTTACATGGTATTGAGCATTTAATACAGCAGCCATCGTTGTTCTAAAATATTTCTTTGAAGCAAGATCGTAGAAAAGTAACCTCTCGCTACCAGAATCCATATCCATGTTGTAAACCTGATATCCCCAGTCATATGTCGATACCAATGCGTCTTTCGCCATTTCCGCATGGATCTTATCATCCGCATCCTCCCCATAAACTGTCTTGACTGCCTTTCGATATTGCTTATAAGATTCGTTAAGCATGGCATAGGCGCTCATCAAAGATGCTTGTTTCTTTTGATTTAATGCGTTTGCCCCAACGATACATGCGATGGTTGAAACTCCCAGTAACACAGAAGGAATATAAGTCGGTCCAGCCGCTCGGATAATTTCTAATTTGGTTAAATTTTCCCCTTTCTCTGACTCCGCTTCTTTCAGCATTTTTATTGCCTTTGGCGTTGCTCGAACAGCCGTAATAGTTGTTGCAGCAACTCCAACGGAAGCCACTACAGTTAATATGGTCGGCGAAGATAGATACAATTGCCGCCCAACTCTTTTTGAGATTTTAACTTTTTGCATGATATTCTCCTTTCGTTTTGTCTTACTCCATAGCATGTAGTAAATCTTGAATACTTTCTCCGATCAGTTTTGCAGTCATGAAAATGGAACTATTCTTTTTGTTCATAGACGCAAACATTTCCATCTTTTTCGCAAATGTACAAGCCATCTCTCTCAGATTTTTTATCGAAGTTTGAGTTTCTGGATAAATCTGTTTTGATACATAATTTCGAAATTCTCCAATAGCCCATAAACCGTTGCTGACCCGTTCAAATTCTTTCTTTTCAAAGATAGGATTTGGAAGTTGTTCATCCATTTCATACCAATCGCATAAAATTAACTCCAAATCACTCAGACTTAAATTTTTGACCACATTCTTAAAAATCTCCTTTCCTAAGATTGATTTAAAAAAATAAAAGAGAACCAGTATCGGACTCGAACCGATTACCTCCACAAAAGCGTGGCGCTCTACCAATGAGCTAACTGTTTCTCCATAATAGGAATTGTAAATTTTGCGGAGTAAAAAGAAAGAGCCATTGCTGGCTCAATCCCTCTAATTCAAACCGACTTTTTTCAGAATTTTCATGAGTTCTTCTTTACTCATATCCGCGTCAATACTTACATGCACATGTGCTTTCTCATCTGAAATCGAAGCATTTAACTCGTTTAACTGGATATCTATGTCATATCCAAGTTTTTTATGTAATACTCCTTTTGCTAATTTTGAAAGCAACATCCGTGTAAATTTTGAGCTGATTTTCATTTCGTCCATCACCCTTAAACTCCTTTCACTTTTATCAGTTTTCCATAACAGGAGTTGTGATTTTTGCGGATTAAATATTCCGTCTGTCAAAGACAGTTTCCCATCGTTCTTTCTTAATCGGTTTCATTTTTAAAGCCCACATAATCTGACGAATCGTTACAGTCGGATAAAGTCCGTTCGTAGCCATTCCAGAACGCATATCAAAGTATTCTTTAAAGCAAGGATGCAAATATAAATCATCTGTAATCCACGGGTCGACTTCTCCCCACCAGGTACTCTTCATTTTCTCATCAAATCGCTGCTGAATAACCGCCAGTCCCTTTTCTCCGATTTGAAACAGCGTGCAGCAATGATAGACTGGATGATCGCAAAAATATACTTTCCCATACATTGATAAATAGATCTCTGGTTTTTCATAATGGTATCGCATCGTTTATTCTCCAAAAAGAAAAAGCCTATGCCGAAGCATAGACCTTCTCTCAATAATATTTTTAGTCATCAAATAGCTTACATGACGTTTTGCAATACGGATATGGTCCTCCGCAGGCTCTACATCCGGCTGAAGGAATATCTCCTTGTTCCATATCGAGCATTTCTTCCGTCCACTCTACTTCTTCATCGGACTCATACTCGTAATCCTCTTCGTCCACCTTTAATCCACACGATGGACAGATATAAATTTCGCATCCAGTCTTCGGATCTTCTGTTTGCTCCATAACGGCTCCACACCGATTGCAAATCGCATACCCATTATTCAGGTACTCAATCAATTCAACACCTTCTGGTTTGATAATTTTGTGGCTCATAAATATTATCTCCTTTCATTTTCGAAAGAACCGCTATTATTGTACGGTTTCTTCCGGTTTACAGTCAAGAGACAAAGAGCTCTTTGTAGCTTCTCCTTTCCATAATAGCATCTGTAAAAATCACGCAAAAACGAAGAGGACATGTATAAATCACGCCCTCCTCATTTTCTGACCGGTTAATTATTTCTTTGTCGGTCTAAAACGATTAAACAATCCTCTGAATGTTGTTGAGGTATAAGTTCCAGTTTCCTCAAACTTAAATCCTTTCCGCATCCATATACCATAGAACATCAATGGTATAAGAAGTTCTGCCGCAGCAATACCCACTTTGAAATATCGATCTTTCATTTGCTCGTTGAGCTGGCAGGACTTAAACTGCTCATCTTGTACATCTGCCTTGATTTGTTCATCCAATTGAGACTGTTTTATCTCATGTTCTCGGATACTTGCCTCGCTTTCCAATGTACGGCGACTTCGCTTATCTTCTGCGTCTAACTCATTTTTGCTTTCCTCGATTCTCAAACGGTACAGCTTCGCTAAATCCTCTATAGCCTTTGATTTCTTTTCGCTACCTGAATCCAGAGAAGATATCGCCTGAATCTCTGCTGCTATCTCCTCGTTCAACAATTCTTTGATGTTTTCACTCATTTTAGTTCTCCTTTCGTGAATTCATTAACTGTTCCATAAAAGGACTTGTTATTCGTGCGAAATATAATCTTGGATGTTGACTTTTAGGACAACATATTTTTTCTTATATATCGCATCTACTCCTTCATGAGACAGCTCCAAAAATAAATAAGGTCCGCTATCCGGATCTGATTGATCCACCCTAAGCGAGCCAACTGGTTTTTCTTTGAATATAAATCGCGATAGTATCAATCCAATGCTCGTACCGATTAACAATACCATTATCAAATTCATATAGTTCCTCCTCCAAAATGATTTTCTAAATTTCCCACCCGGGATTTTTTCAAATATCAACATAGCATGTCTTTCTGATACCTGTGTACTGAGTTTTAATCTAGGATAAAAAGAAAGAGCCATTGCTGGCTCAATCTTCGAAATGATTTGTGATGTTCCCATCCACATTAAAGTCCAATTCAATATTCGATTCTTTTCCGTTTTCTTTAATACCAAAGTCGATATAATTATCTCCAGATGACTTTGAAGCATCATAGAACCATCCTACAAGCAATGATGTTTTAGTAATAGGGAAGCCTAAGCATTCATAAATATCTTTCAAGAATACATAACCTCTAAATCTTAAAATATCATTGAAGTGTCGCTCCTGTGCTTTCAAATACAAAAGGTTAAAATTTTTATCCTTCTCCCAATTTGTACAGCTAGAATCAAATACTCGTGCATATTTACTTTTTACTTTTGTCATAAAGTATTCACTCTCCTTTCACAATAGGAGATGTTATTTCTGCGTTCCCTTACCCTCATACACAATCTTTTTTCGCATGTCGGACCAAGCAATATATCGTTCTTTCCGGCACACAGGGCAATGGAATTTACACACCTTTCCTCCGATGTCTACCACTTCTTTACTGTCTGCCTCTAATCGGCTCTGGCAATTCGGACAGTTAAAACGATAGACCTTCTTGACTGCTATGTCTACAATTTTCATTTCAATCCCTCGCTTTGTTCAATAACCAGAAGAATCGTCTATATAAGTTATAATAAATATCCTTGCAGCATGGAATATTTAACCTAGCTTTCAAGATGTCATAAGACCATCCTTCGGTTACTCCTTTTAGAATATAGTTGGATAACTCCGCATCCGTTGCAATCGCTGCCTGTTCAACAGTCTTCATACGCTCAATATAATAGGATCGAGCTTCTACACACCGAACAGTTGGATCGCTAATCTCTCCCTTTTTCGAAAAGACTTCTAAATCGGAAGGTCGGCGGCTAAGTCCATCCAAGGCTGCATATGCTTTTTTCCAGATTGGATATTGAAGACAAAAATGCTTCAGCTCATAATAACGATGACGTTCAATCCAATATGGGTTTTTCTCCGATAATTCCGGACGAATTGTTGTGCCCATTTTTAATTTTTCTCTCCTTTCCACAAATATCCTGTTTCCTCCCAAAGCCGTTTCGGAGAGATGTAAAAATTGATGCGTCCGTATCTTGAATTCATCTCCTCAATGTTGGTTATCAATTTTCCATTTCTAGTAGCTTTTCCAATTGGTAGCCACCCGGATATAATACCGGCTCGAACCCAAGAAGCATCTTTTCCATACACTCTGGCTACCACTACCACTGGAACAGACCCCGGTGTAAATGTAATTTCTTCCATTGGCTGTTACCTCCTTTCAACGGCTATTCTAGGATAAGAATTGCGATTTGTTAAAACAACCTCAGTGGCAAAACGATACACAAAAAAAGAAAGAGCCCTTGTTAGGACTCCATTCTCTTGAAGTATAATTTTTGCAATTTTGCTCTCATCCTTGTCAATTCCATTTGGATGTTGTCTACTTGACTTGGATTCTTTGTTCTTAAAAGTATGTCCTCAAACATTCGAATCTTAGTCTGTAAGTGCCGTTCCTCTTTTGACATGATTTTTTCTCCTTTCGTTTTATTCTTCACAAAAGGAGTTGTAATTCCTGCGAATTCCTCCATCGAATCATGGTCATTTCACATGGATAATCTTCATATCCATAAGTTTCACAAGTAATAAAACCTTCCAACACACCGCGAATCACTTCCGCTTCATATTGCTTATACGGAAAAATATAATCTGGTAACTCTCTATGTATTTGACCGCAAACGGGACATCGAAAACGTTCGATCTCTATCCACGAAGTTTTTCCGCCTTTCGTCCGCACTATTCTTGAAACCTTATCATACCGTTTTAATTTAGACCCACAATTCTGACAAATTGATTTATCATTACTAACCATATATTAAAACCCTTTAAAACATTGAGTATAGGAGTTGACAATTCCTACACTAGCATATATGATTACTCATGATAAATCAACATTGCCACACACAAAACTCATTTTAATATCGTGAAGGAGGTATGAAATATGCTGCTAAAATGTCCCGAATGCGAATTACAGATAAGCGATAAAGCTACTTTCTGCCCACATTGTGGATATCCGATACAGCCAGACATCAAACCAAGAAAGCCCCGCAATAAAAATAATAAAAGAAAACGACTTCCTAACGGCTTTGGACAGATAAGTCAAATCAAAAATCGAAACCTTAGAAACCCATATCGAGCAATGGTTACTGTTGGAAAAACATCTACTGGTCGTCCTATATGTAAGCCATTAAAACCGGAATCCTATTTTCCAACTTATAACGACGCCTATGCCGCATTAGTAGAATATAATAAAAATCCATATGACTTAAAGCCGGACATTACAGTGAAAGAGCTTTACGAAAAATGGACCGCTGAGTATTTTAAAAATGCAACAGACAACTATATTAGGACTGTAAACTCGGCATGGGCTTATTGTTCTTCTATATATGATATGCGTGCGAAAGACATCAGATCTCGACATATTAAAGGGTGTATGGAGGAAGGTTTTCGAATTGAAACTCGCGGAAAAAAGAAAGGGGAAAAAGTTTATGCAACTCCAGGAACTAAATCAAGAATAAAATCACTATTCAATAACATGCTAGACTATGCTTTAGAATACGAAATTGTACCAATGAATTATGCAAGAACATTTGAGCTCTCTGGAGATGTTATCGTTGAAATAGAAAAAAACAAGAAAAAGCATTTTCCCTTTGATAATAAAGAAATGGATCTTTTATGGAAAAATGTTGATGATGTTAAATTTACAGACTGGATTATCATACAATGCTATATGGGATGGCGACCTCAAGAACTTGCTACTTTACGCTTAGATGAAGTAAATTTGGAGAAATGGTATATGCAAGCAGGAATGAAAACGGAAGCCGGAAAGCAACGGATTGTTCCTATTCATTCCAAAATCAAAGAACTTGTGAAACGCAATTATGATTTCGCCCTTTCTATAAACAGCGATTATCTTTTCAATGATAAAGGACAAACTCACTCTGGTTCCTGGTCTGTAACATACGACAAATATGCAAGTCGTTTTGAAAAGGTTGTTAAACAATTAAACTTGAATCCCGAACACAGACCTCATGATCCTCGAACAACATTTGTTACGATGGGTAAAAAAGCCGGAATGGATGAATACGCCCTCAAAGAAATGGTCGGTCATTCAATTCAAGATATAACTGAATCCACTTACACCGTACGTGATTTAGAATGGTTGCGAGAGGATATAGAAAAAATAAAATAA